ACGCCCTCCGTGGACTCCGGTGTGGCGTCGGGCTCGTTTTCCCAAGGAACTCGGCTGGAGAACGCCTCGACCGCAATATCAAGCGTTCTTATGGCTTCCGCAGACTGATCCTCGTAGGCGACGATGCGAGCGGCGATAACCAAGTCGACAACATCTTGCGGCAGACGCTTGCGCCTATCCGTCACGGCAACGGCTATTTCGTAGTGATGCCTAGCTGTCGTCTTTGGTTTTCTGATCGTGCGCCCGTCGCATAGGTCTTCTATGATGCGCTGTAGGTCGATGCTGTAATCCGACCATTTTTCCAGCTCGCCTCTGACCTTTTCAGGCTCGCCGATATGCTGCTCGTCAACCGTCTTATCTTCGCGCGCGGTCATGGCGTGGACTCCGCACGTAGGGAAATTGACAGCGACTTGACGAATTCGCGTGCTCGCAACAATGCTTCGCTGTCGGGTACGAAGTTTGGGTCATCATCAATCCGGGCGATCAGATCGGATATGATGGTGCGCGCGTCGATGGCTTCTTGCGCTATGATGCAGAGCGCCATCATCATGTCGGAGTCAGACTGAACTTTTCGTTTTCCGAATTGGATCGCCATGTCGGTAAGCCCGACGACTTCGCCGAGACCTCCCGTCAGCAAATACCGCCGCGCTTCATCGAAGTTTGGTTCCCAGTTATCGGTAATTGTCACCATCTCGCGTCTCCTATTGCAGCCGGATAAGCATCTCAGCCGCGCACATGGCACCGAACGCCGCGATAAACCCGCCGACGCAAAGGCCGTAAAAGCCGTGGATGATGTCGGTCGTGGTCATGACAGCCCCTTGATGCGATCAAGCCGTTCAATTTCTGCTATGATGAGCGCGGCGGCGCGAACGAGGTCACGGCGCGGGTTTTTGGGCTTCCACCACTCCCGGTCCCACGGCCATTCGCAGGGGACCGCTTTGATCCGATAGTTGATGCCAAATTCATCCGCGTCACGAAACTTTGCGGAGTGGATTGCATAAGCCGAAGCCGCTAACGCCATTTCGCCCTTGTCGTGACAATCATCATGCTCGACCGCCCAGCCTTCGACTTCGATCTGTCGGCGGCGCTCGGCAAGAACGTCTGTTTCGGCTTTTGTCAGTTCGCTCATGTCCGCTCCTTCACAAAAACATCGCGGCCAGCGCATAGCCGCCGGTAAAACCAAACGCGCCAGAAATGAGAAACCCGGACAGGCGGTCGGTGAACGGGGTCATGGCTATGCGGCTTTCACGTTGTCGCCGAGGATTTCATCAACGGCGGCGGCAATATTTGATTTCAGGGTGAGGTGGCCGGCGCGCTCCAATTGCTCCGCGACATGAAAGCGGATGTAGCAATAGTCGGGCTGGTTATGATCTGAGGCCCGACCGTAGAGCGAGCGGATCAGGCGCTCCTGAACCTCACACATCCGGTTCCAGTCATCGTCGTTCCACTTGGACCGACCGGCGGCGCGCATGTGCATGTCGCCAGCGTCCTGAGCCGAGGCGCGGATGAAAGAGGGAAGTGGGTTGAGACCGTTCGGCATCGGGTTCTCCTTTGCGGACAGGCGGTCGAGAGCGGTCATGGGGTGGAGCCCGCGCGCGACTTGTCTTGGTTGAGCCAGCGCTCGACGATTTGCCACGCCTCTTCGGCATCGCGTCGCCAGCAATCCCGCAGCACCTCGTCCTTTGACCGATCGGCCATTTCGTGGCACCGCTCCCATGCGAGAACGGCGGTGAGCGCGCGGGCGTCAGATATGCTCATCGCTAGAGCCCGTGTTCCTGCCGGAAGGCGTATTCCGCGTCCGCCATCGCGCACCAAGCGAGATAGTTCTTGCCCTCCTCGCCAAAGACCGTGCGGGCATCCTCTTCCGAGCCGCGCATCATTTTCCGCCAAGCCCTGGCTTCCGCCTTCATCAGTTCCTTGAGGGTCATCGGGTCGCTCCATTCGTTCAATGGAGACACCATAGCGTTAATCGCTACGCGGTGTCAATGCGAAAAACGCCATGCCCTGTGCAAAAATTGCCAAAGCATTGCGATTGTTAAAAAATCAAGACGGTTTTAAATGTCGCGAACGACCTTGACGACGCGGCCGATCACTTCGACCTCAAGGCCGCCGTCCGTGGTGGCCTCAATCGGCACGACAATCCGCTTGTGACGCGGATTCGAGCTAACTGGCACGAACTCAACCCTATCCGGGTGGACCTCCACACGCTTTACGGTGCGCTCCCGTTCGGCTCCGTCGATCCGGCGCTCAACAACCACTACCTGACCGTTTTCTGGCTGCCAGCCGCCGTCCTGAGTGTCGAGGGAGACGACAAAATCACCGTCAATGATGCCGGCGCGGTCCATTGAATCGCCGCGCACCAGCCAGCCATGATAGCTGGACAGGGCGGCGTTGCAACGCATTGGAATAATTACAGATTTTGGTAAGCCCGCTTCAATATCGTCTTCTATTGGACGGAAATGGCCTGCCTCAAGCGTTCCCCGCATCATTACCTCCACAACATTTATATCTTCGACGGTTTCTCCCATTATGGTTGTTGAATGCCGGTCGGCGGGCGGGATGGATATCCCCAGGTATTTAGCAATGACGGGCAGCTCGTCGGCCTGAATTTTTCTGGTGCCCTGTTTCATGCGTGAAATGGCGGTCGGGTCGAGGCCAAGAGCCGCAGCCAACCCGCGCTGCGACTTGTCCGTATTCGCCAAGCCTTCAATTAACCATTTCCTATACATGGCCCTGTTTTGCCAAACTCCCATACGCAGGACCATAGCCATTAACGCATTTTGAGGCTTGACAGTCCATAGCGATTATCGCTATGCTGACTTTCATGCAATTGGACCCCGCAAAATCTGTCATCGAAAAATTCGGAGGCCCGGCGGCCGTAGCGGCAATTACCGGGCGGCATGTAACCCGCGTCTATCGCTGGATGCGGGCGCGGGAAGATGGCGGCACTGGCGGTCTGATCCCCAACAAAGAGGCTTTGAAGCTTCTCGCTGCCGCGCCTGACAAGGGCGTCGACCTTACGCCGGCCGATCTGTTCGACATGCCAGAGCAGGAGCCGGCCCAATGAATGCGACCCGGCCCGCAGTTTCCCTTGCAAGAGAAAGGACAGTTCCAGTTTTGGGTGTCCGCACACTCCAAGCGAGCGGGTCGCACACTAACGAGCTTGCCCGAGGGCCACTTTTGGGCGGGGGGCTGGCAGATCGGCAATGCGGCGTACTCAAGACGGGGCCGTATCTGTCAGCCACACTACCCGACTAAGCCATTGAAGGGCAACCCGTAAAAGTACCAAGCGCGTTCGATGCCGGCACGACATGGCCGGCGGGATATTTCGACGGGGAGGCCCCGCCGTGTTTCACGTTGGACAGATCGTCGCCTGCATTTACGACGGTCGCGAGCACTTCAGCGATTCACCGCTGCTCAAGGGCACCGTCTACACGATCCGCGATATCAAAACGTCGATGTGGCGCGGCGAGCCGGCAGACGCACTTTGGTTTGTCGAAGTGGAACCGCCGATGGGCTGGTTTGGTTTTGCCGGACCGTGCTTCCGCCCGCTCAAAGACACCGCTCTTGAAGTCTTCCGCCAGATAGCCATTGCGCCTCGCAAGCCCATTCGGGTTTCGGAGGACGCATGAAGAACGACCTTCCGACCGCCGAAGAACGCGCCCGTCTTGGTTTGCCGAGCGACGAAATCATGCGGCAGATGTCAAAGCTGGCACTGGAAACCGCGACTGAATTCTTCGCGAAGCAAGCCGAAGAATTTGCGTCGAATCTTCCACCAAGAATTTCAGCGTCGCAAGCCCTGAAAGCATTTGCCGCCGCTATCCGCAGCACAAATGCGAAACAATTTCCGAAGGGGCCGGTGTCCGCATGAAGGTCCTCTTCGCCTGCGACCCCAGCTATGCCGCCGCCATTGGTTACATCCTCGGCGTGCTGACCGCTATTGGCTTCGCGAGGCTGGTATGACGGTGCCAGCCGCAAAACTCAATTCAAAGATCGTCCTGTGGGCCGGCGAATACCTACTCACGGTCGCTTGGGATGGCTGCGTGTATGTCTGGACGGCGCAAAGGTGGCGCGGGCCATTTCAAACGCTAGGTGAAGCCGAGTCGATAGCGGCGGGGCTGTCATGACCCGCCTCGTTTACTCCGAATGCGGCAAGACGCGGCAATGGCTGTTCGTTATGCCGTTCGGAACATATCGCCTGACTATCGACGATATCGGCTGGCGGTTCCGGCGCGCACGGGAAGAGTCCACGCAGGAAATTCTAACATACCTGCAACCGTTCACCGAACCCTACTCGGCAATTTTCATGCGTCTTGAGGCCGACGAACTGCGCGAAGGCGTTGAACGAATTTCATACGCAAAAGAGGTGGTTTTATGAACACGCTGTCGTGTCTGCTCTACGCGGCCGATGTCATTCCAAACGTCGGTACAGCGTTTGTAATGTTTGCAATTGCCACGTTCTTTGCAATTGGAGGCGGAGTCTTAGCTGGCGGGTTGATGCGTGATTACAAGAGCCATGATTCCGAAGAATGGAAAACTGGTGTCGCGCTCCAAAAAAAGAGTTTGAAGTTTATTTGGGTTATTCCCGTCTGCATACTGATTGCCGTCGTTATCCCCGGCAAGTCCACAATCTACATGATCGCCGCCTCTGAAATGGGCGAGACGGTCGTCACCAATCCCGAAGTCAAAGAAATTTTCGACGCCATGAAGGCGAAGGTCAAAGAGTACCTCGCCGTCGAGGAGTCGGACAAGTGAACACACACTCTGCAAAAGAGTGTGGAGCTGCCGGGGGGGGTGGGCGTCTCAACCCTCCCCAATCAGTACCCAGGTCCACGCCCGGCAGCGCTTATTCCAACCCCGCGACAAGCGTTTCAATTCCTCCCCAGGAACGTCGCGGCCAACTGCTGGCGGGCGCAAATGCCCGTCAGCATATTTATTGAGGTGACGAGTGGCTGAAACACCAAGCACCGTACACGGTCGTTTATTGGAGTCGGCCCATATCGCTGGCTATACTTTCAAGCGAGCGTGGGACGAGTTGAAATGGTTGCTCCTAGAGGACCGTTGGAAGGAACTTGGGTTTGCAGATGGTGCGGCTTTTGCTGAGAGTATCTACGGGCTCTTTTCTGAGTTTAAAGGGACCGTCGAGCAACGCAAGGAGGTAGCAAGTTCTCTTGCGGGAATTGCTAGCCAACGTGCAATTGCAAAGGTGCTTGGTGTTGGCAAGGATACTGTTGGACGCGCACTTGGCGTCCGTGGCGCAAATGCGCCAGAGCCACAGGAAGAACCGACAGGGGACAAGGAGTCTACGGAACACGTTGGCGCAAATGCGCCGGCTGCCTTTCAGCGCGACGTTGATCCCTATGCGCTTGCGAAGAAGCAGGAGAAGCAGGAACAGCGACGTGAAGAACGGTTAGATAATATTGCCGAGATTTCCAAGGGCAACCGCGACCTCGGAACGACGACTCGTTATCCGATTATCTACGCGGACCCTCCGTGGCGCTACGAGAATCCGCCGATAGGCGCGTCAAACCGTTCTATCGAAAACCACTATCCGACAATGACGCTGGATGAGATTTGCGCGCTGCCGGTGAGCAACCTCGCGACCGACGACGCGCTGCTCTACCTCTGGGCGACCGCTCCCAAACTAGCCGAGTGCATGAAGGTCATTGAAGCCTGGGGCTTCGACTATCGCACCAATATGGTTTGGGACAAGGAAGTGATTGGCATGGGCTACCATGCCCGCAACCAGCACGAAATTTTGCTTATAGCGAAGCGCGGCGAGATACCACCACCTGCCGCTGGCACGCAACCGTCGTCGGTTCACCGCGAGAAGCGGACCGACCATAGCGTCAAGCCGATTTTCTATCTGGAAATGATAGAGCGGGCTTATCCGCAGCTTCCGAAAATTGAACTGTTCGCGAGAGCGGACCGCGCCGGCTGGGCCTCATGGGGGAATCAGGTCGAAGCGGCATGACAACGGTTCACGACTTCCACGAATCTCTTGAACGGTCGCAAGGCTATGCCGATGCGCCGTGGTGGTTCGACGTGTACCGCGAAGCCTTTCCCAATTTGCGTACCGCTGTGAACGTCAGGGACGACGGCTGGGCGCAACGCGGCGGCATTGACCGGGTTATCACGCTTGCCAGCGGCAAGACGCTAACGGTTGACGAGAAGGTCCGTGAAGAGGACTGGCCGGATATCCTCCTCGAATACTGGAGCGACCGCGACCGCAAGATTCCGGGCTGGGTCGCCAAAGACCTTGCCTGCGATTTTATCGCCTATGCGTTTGTGCCTTCGCAGACCTGTCACCTGTTGCCGTTTCTGACGTTGCGCCGCGCTTGGCAAATAAACGGCCGCGAGTGGGTGAAGAAATACAAGAAGGTCGAGGCGCAGAACAAAGGCTACGTCACCGTATCGGTCGCGGTTCCGACCAAACTTCTCATGTCGTCATTGACCGCAGCCATGACAGTTTCGTGGGCGAGCGAGGCCGCATGACCGAGTTCGACATCCAGAAAGCCGTTGTCGGCCATCTGCAAGCCCGCGCACGGCCAAACGTGTTCTGGTGTTCCATTCCCAACAATCCGCGCTCCAAGGTCTCTGGTGCCCGTCTTAAGGCGGCCGGGATGCGAAGCGGCGCGCCGGACTTATTGCTGGTCCTTTCTGGTCGCGCTTACGGACTCGAATTGAAAACTGATCGTGGCAGACAGTCACCGGCTCAAAAGGAAGTTGAAACCCAATGGGAGGACGCCGGCGGGGATTACTTCGTGGCGCGCGGCCTCGATGAAGCGCTCGATATTTTGGAACTGATAGGGGCGTTGAGGGGGGCACCATGAACATTACCGATTTTTCGCCAGACTGGCGGACGCGCAAACGTGAAAAGGACCGCGTCCGCAGCCAACAGAACCGGGCACGGGATAGGGAACTTCGTTCTGCCGGCGTCAAGGTAGCGCCGCGTAGGACAGGAGACGGAGACCTAAGCGACTTTCAAGCCGCGACCCGAGAAGCCAATGTGCAGGTGTCGCAGCGGATGCTGGCGCTGCTCATCAAACATCATGGGGATAGCCCGCCCGATTTGTCGGCGCGCCTGGCCGTCGAGAAAATCCGCGAGCAGTGTTTCAAGCCAAGGATCATGCGTAAGGCAAAATCGAACGACCGGCCGGTATCGCTGGTTTGCTACGAGGTTCAGGAGGCGGAAACCGAACGCCTGTTGCAAGAGGCGGTCGAGAAAGAACTGACGAATTCGAGAAATGCGCAACGGCAGAAGATCATTGCACGGATAGAGCGGGCGCGCGAGGTGGCGAAAGTTTACCTGAAAAAAAATATGCTGGATATCGCTGAAGATGTCGCCCGGAAACACGGCGTGACCGTCAACGACCTGACCGGCAAAGAGCGCAAATTCAACCTTGCCCGGCGCGAGGCTATCTGGAGGTGCCTAAAGGAAACCGGCCAGTCGTCGGTGCGGGTCGGCTGGTTCTTCAACAGGGACCATTCGACAATTCTCTATGCCGTCAATGCTTTCAACAGGAGCTGTGGAAATGGCTTTTCCACTCCCCTTGCACATTCTCCGCAACGGGAACAGTAGAATAGAGATGGCACGAATTCGCACAATCAAGCCTGGGTTTTTCAGGCACCGTCAACTTTATTTGGCTGAGAAAGAAACCAGCCTCCCGCTGCGTATTGCGTTTGCCGGGTTATGGACAGTTGCCGACCGCGAGGGCCGGTTCAAATGGGAGCCGGAAGAACTCAGGCTCGACTGCCTGCCTTACGATGATGTCGACTTTTCCGCAGTCATGGATGCTCTGGCCGATAATGGGTTCATTGCACGGTATGAGCATAGCGGCGACCAGTACGGTCATATTCCAAAATGGTTGAAGCATCAACACGTTAATCAACGCGAAACCGAGTCTGATATTCCTGCACCCGATGAGGATGGTGCACGCACGTGCAATAACATTCCTGCACGTGGGGAAGGGAAGGGAAGGGAACAGGAAGGGAAGGGAACGGAGTCGCGCGCGAGTGAAATTCTTGCACCGAACGAATTCGACCTTCTCGAAAGCCAATTGCGTGAAGCCGCAGGGCAAGAGGAAAACCCAAACATCGGCATGAAAGACCTGTCGCCGATGATCGGCCTGATCGACGCCGGCTATGATCTGCACCGCGACATTCTGCCGAAACTTCGCGCCAGCAAGGCGTCTGGGAAAGCCCCCAATTCCTGGCGCTACTATGTCAAGGGCATCGAAGAATCTAAACAGGCCAACGCGGCTATTAAACCGCTTGCCAAGGTGGTTGCGCCAGTCGAGTGGATTCCTTGTGTCGACTCACGCTGGACGGCATTGGCGGAACGTTACCGTGCCGAGCATGGCCGCAGCCCGCCAACCACCTCTGGTGCCAACGGCATGGGCCGACATTTCCCGGCCGAATGGATAGCCCAGCCCGAACCAATGGAGGCTACGACGCAATGACCGACACCCCCACGGCCAAGCTGGTGAGCGCGCTGCGACGGCGAGCCGAGGAAATGCGCGGCGTTAACAACCCGTATTATTTGCAAGCCGAGACGGACTCCAAAATTGCGATAGCGCGTGAATTTGCGGCCCTCGCCGACGAACTAGAGGCACCGGAGGCAACAGACGGTGACGCTTAAGCCACCCAGCAAGTTCGACATACCGTTCGGGCTTGGCGACACGGTTATAGTCGACGGCGACGGTTCGCTGCACATGAGGGTGACGGCGCTTTGCTGGCGGGCCACCATGCCGGAAGTCGAGGTTTCATGGATGCACAACGGATCGATGAATTCTAGCTGGGTGCCGCCGTGGCGGCTGTCCCTAGAGGCACCGGAGACAGGCAAATGACGAACGAGGAACGGATAGAAGCGGCTGCTTGGAGAATTCATGAATCTCGGCCGAAGCTAAACACGGACATTGATTGTGCGTGGCCTGATCTTTCGGATGATTGGAAAGCCGTATTTCGCACGCAGGGGAGGATAGTTCTTGAAACGGCCTTCCCCGAACTGTTCGCCGACCCGCCTACGGCATGGATAGCGCCATGGGAGTTTAGCAAAGAGGACAAGTTGGAGATCATTACGAAGTGGGCAATCTGGACACAGCAAGAGGTTAGCGAAATAGCCAAGTCGATTGATTACGAAAAAATGGGTGTCGATGATTTGATGCGCGCTCAGGATAAGGGATGGCGTCAAGGGTTTCAATCGCTATCCAGTTGCGAGTTTGATGTTGTCTGGAACGCATCGCGCGATCTCGGGAGGCAGGATTGAGCCTATCGAAATTCGAGCGCCGACGCCGCAAGGCCATGCTGGACGACTTGCGGGACGCAGGGGAGCCGGTACGCGGTCGGCCGCCTAATGACTGTCTCCGGGAGCCGTCAGGCCGCCCGTCACGCGCGAAGGAACACCCAATGAAAACCGCCATAGAGGCCCGTCAGCGTGTTTATGGCGTATCCGAGACAGAAGCCCCGCGTCAGGAGGCTGGAAGCGCTGTAGGCCGCCTGTGGGCGCGCGGCGCGGTATCCCAGGTTCAGCTCGACGCGGCCAAGTCCTACCGCCAAATCCATGCCTTGGCACTACGCTACGAACAACCCCCGCACGGCCTTGAAGTTACCGGCGGCGGCCGGCCGGTTGATTGGGACGCCGAGGGCTTCGATCAGGAAGCCTATACCGACCGAGCAATCTCAGCGATAGCCCGCTATCATGGCCTTAGAATGGCATTGGAAAACATCGCGGCGGAACGGGTAATTTACCATACGGTCATCGAGGACAGGGACACCCCCGGTTGGACATTGGTCAAGCTACGCGAAGGTCTTGATTTGATTGCGCGGAATGCACCGTTGAAGGCTTGACGACCGGGGTATTAAATGCCATGTCATACTAAATTCCCGATTTGCACGTTTCGCCCCGCCGCCCATCGCGCGGGGCACCATGAATCTGGCGAGCGGTATTCGCAGAAATATCGAAAGTGGAGAGTCCAAGGGGGCTGCGCCCTTTGGCGCTGGAAACGCAGAAACGGCGTAACGCGCTCCGGCCTCGCCAGACACCTTCCGGGCTCCGGCCCGAACGATATCGGCGCGGCGTCGTGGAATGCAGACACGAGCGCGAAGCCCGGCACGAACCTTCACGCAGAAGGCCAGTGCGATAACCCGGACGAGAGTGTAGCGACTCTCCCGCGTCGATTCCCATCACCAAGGATAACGAGATGCGCGAGATATTTCCGCTCATTGAAGGCGACAGCGGCCTCGATATCGAGAAAGACAATGGCTTCTAAAGCCACCTCCGACCGTATTTCCTCCATTGCCGGCAAGTACATGAACATGGACACGTTCGACCATATCCCGACCGACGAGGAATGGGCTGAGATGAGGTCGTGCTTTGCCAGTTGCGTTTCGCAAGACGAAACACCAGCTCTTGTTTTAACTGGCGTATCTGCCACTGACGGCACCGCTGACGGCTCCAATACGGCTAAGGTCGAAATCTCCGCCGGCAAGCGCCCTATCCACGAGTGGGATGAGAGCGAGGCGGAGGAAGCATGAGCAAGGTCGCCATTCCCGAAAGCGTCAGAGCCTATGAGGGCGAATGTAGGGCAATTCTATCGTGGCTGAAGAATGACGAGTGGATTGATCAGCATGAATTTGACCGCAAGTCTTTTGAATGGGCGTTGTCGGGTGGCTCAGGGCAGTTAACTTATTATACCCCAGAAACACTTTTGCCGCCGCTGTTTGGCGGTGATGTGAATTTGATGATCTTGCATGAATTCCAGCGTGAGAATTTGGTGCAAGCGCGTAAACGCAACGGCAAAATTGAGTACCGTTTGTTGTCGGCATGACCACCCACTGTTTTCTATTCTACGGCCTAGGTGGGGATACATGGTCGGAGGGGATGGATGCGCTTGCGGGGAAGCTGGACGACATCGATGCACTTTGGGACAGCCCACAGTCGTTTCACGATTGGCGCGTGGCCGTTAAGCACATAGACAAACTTAATGGCAGTCAGCGCGTTGTCCTCATGGGCCACAGCCTTGGTGCCAATTCCTGTTCGCTCATAGCCTCTGAAACCAAACGCGACATAGACTTGATCGTATCTTTCGATGCCGGCGGCTGGTTCACATCGAAGCGCAGCATCGGCGCTAACGTCAAGCACCTGATCAACATCCATTCGACCAACTGGTCCAATTGGCTTGGTCACGGTAAGTTAAAGCCCAATCGCAAATTCAAGGGCAAGCTCCAGGAGTACAAAACCAAGGCCAGTCATGTCGCGGTTGACAACCGGCCTGAGCTACACGAAATCGCATTGGCAGCAGTGAGAGGATTGTCCGATGCCTGACACCACACCTGTTGTCGTAAACCGTCCGCTTCGAGCCAATGAGGAATGGCCGATGGTAGAAATCGGCTATCGCTTCACTGGGGATCAGGATGGCAATCCAGTGGGCAATTTCTACCGCAAGGTTGTGCCGTGGAAGGATAGTATGCCCGATGCCTGACACCACCCAGCCAAAGCATCCGGGGGGCAATGGCAAGGCAATTGCAAAAACAGTACCCAAACAATTGACCCCGTGGAAGCCGGGCCAATCAGGCAATCCAGCCGGTCGTCCACAGGGCGCACGCTCTAAGCTGGGCGAGGCCTTCATCAAGGCCATGCTGACCGACTTCACCGAGCATGGTAACAACGCCATTGAAGCGGTTCGCGCTGACAAGCCAGACCAATACCTTAAGGTCATTGCGATGATCCTGCCCAAGGAAATCGTTGCCGAGGTCTCGCATCGCTTTGTCGCTCTCATGCCGGCCCCGATAGAAACCACGGACGAATGGCAGAAACAGCATTCTCCGAACCAGCGGATTCAGTAGAGGTCATCTGGCAGCCCCAGCCGGGGCCACAGACGGCGCTGGTCACATGTCCGGTCTTCGAGGTCTTCTACGGCGGGGCACGCGGTGGCGGCAAGACTGACGGGGTTCTAGGCGACTTCATCGGCCATGCCGATCAGTACGGAGAACACGCGGTCGGGCTGATGATCCGCCGGGAGCGGACGCAGCTCATCGAGACGATAGAGCGTAGCCGGCAAATCTACGCGCCGCTCGGGGCCAAGTATCACGAGCAGGACAAGATGTGGCGGTTCCCTAACGGGGCCAGACTGCGCTTTGCCTATCTTGAGCGGGATGCCGACGCGGAAGCCTACCAGGGACATAGCTACACGCGGGTTTACATCGAGGAGTTGGGCAACTTCCCGACGCCAGGGCCGGTGCTTAAGCTCATGGCGACATTGCGTTCGCCGACTGGCGTTCCGGTAGGCTTCAGGGCCACTGGCAACCCCGGTGGACCGGGGCATAGCTGGGTCAAGACGCGCTATATCGATCCGTCCCCGGTGGGCTGGGAACGGCTGGTTGACGAACGGACTGGGCTGGAGCGAATCTACATACCGTCACGGGTAAGTGATAATCACTATCTCGGGGCGGACTATATCCAGCGTCTCAGGGCCTCGGGTTCGGACGAATTGGTCCGGGCATGGCTTGAGGGCGACTGGAGTGCTATCGAGGGGGCGTTCTTTGACTGTTGGAGCACGGAAAAGCATGTTGTCGCGCCGTTCACTGTTCCGGGCCATTGGCTTAGGTTCCGCAGCATGGATTGGGGGTCTGCTGCCCCGTTCAGCGTCGGCTGGTGGGCGGTTGCCAGTGAACCATTCAGACTACGTACTGACGGGTGTGTCGGAGTTGGAGAGATCCGTAATTCCGGTCAATATTCTGAAGCGGCCACTGGGATGGCAGATGACGATGGACGACAGGGGCATAATCCATCATTGGATATTGGGAGAGGAAGTGTCGCGCGAGGAGTTTCACTCCCGCGTGGGGCGCTTGTCCGCTACCGAGAATGGTACGGAACCGGCCAAAAGCTGACTGCGGAAGACGTTGCGCTCGGCATTCTTGAAAAGGAAGTCTCTGACGTTGACGAGGCCGGCAAGTCGCTGATCCAGTATGGCGTTCTCGATCCTTCCGCATTTGCACAGGATGGCGGGCCTTCAATAGCCGAACGAATGCACCGGGTAGGCGTTACCTTCCGCCGGGCTGATAACAAGCGTGTCCCGCAACGCGGCGCAATGGGCGGCTGGGACTTAATGCGCCATCGCATGGTGGGCGACTTGGACGGCAATCCAATGCTGGTGGTGTTTTCGACCTGCAAGGATTTCATTCGCACGGTGCCGGTGCTGCAGCACGACCCGGACAGGCCCGAGGATTTGGACACCGAGGCGGAAGACCACGTGGCTGACGAGACACGTTACGCCTGTGCCAGCCGTCCGTGGGCGCGCCCTACACCACGGCCAGACAAGCCCATTGTCGATTTGTCCATACCGACGCTCAGGGATGTGCTGAAAGCCGATGCGCGCAATCGGGGTAGGGCTGGAGACAGGATATGAACATGTTTCGCAGACTTATTGATTTTTTCGCAGGACATTCACGAGAGGAAAAATGGTCTCCGCCACTTGATCTTGTTGAGTGGAGTCACCGGGTAAATAGCCTGGATGCCGACAAATTGGCTGAGTTGGAAGAGCAGGACAGAGCGCGCTACTTTGTTCTCGGAAAACCGTATTGGGGGACGCCGCAGATGTTCGTTCTTGGGATGCCGGTGGCGTCGCCTGTGGTCGATAATGGCCCGTCAATGATAACGGAACCTCTTTGTTATAGCTATCGGCCAACGGGTGCTGGTGATTATTTCTGGATTGGCGACGGAGACAACGTTTATCCGTTACATAAGCCCAAGTCGGATGCAGCCTGAACAAGGCAAGGGATATGACGATGTATGAAATTTACGAAAGCAAACTGTATAATATCCCCTATCCATCCGCCCGCGATCTTATTGAAGACCGTATTCGATGCTTCGAAATGGACATTCGCAATGCTGAGAGACGTATTGAAAACGCACACGAGACTATATCGGCGGATACAAATAGGATACAGCGCGCGCAAGTATATTTGCAGGAATTGCGCGACGCGCTAGGGGCGATTGCCGGGGGGACTAGGGAGTCGGATGCAGCCTGACAGGGCTGGAGACAGGATTTAGTCCTTGCGTTCGAAATGGCGGGCGAACTCGCGAAAGTGTTCTTCTTCGCTATAGTCCACGGTCACAGTTCCAAGGCTTTCGACAAAGGTTTTCTGGAGAATGACCGCCAGTTCATAGGCGGTAATGTCTGGCTGTGGATTGAAGCGATATTTCGTCACGGCAAATGCTCCTTTAGCAGGCTGTATCTAACGCCATACACGTACCGTGCAATCAGGATAGGCTTTGCAGGCGTCAAGGTAGTCGCCAACGAACTTGACCAGCCCTTCGTAACTCCCCCAGCCATTCGTAGGGTTGTGGGCGCGGAATGTCACAGGATCGGCCTGTAACCTTTCAAGTCCGGTGGTTAGTGGCTCGATTAACTGTTTGGCTTGGCCGATGCCGATCTCGTCAGGCCGCCACAAGTACTTATAGACGCCAGCCGCATCAGCCATCTTGCCGAGATTGTGAGTGATGTTGGCGTGGTAGACAAGGTCATCGCCGTCACCAGTGAATGTCACGGGTTTGCGACCGGGAAACTTGGCGTCCCATTCCTCGCGCGAGATTTCTTTTTGTTGGCCGTCCTCTCTGACAAAAATGCCGTCGCCAACTCCGACAGGTGCCAGCGTCGCACCTTCGAGATAAACGTCTAGGCTCATTTCAAATACTCCTCTAGCAGTTCACGGATGGCCTGTGGGCGGGTCTTTCCGCCACGGTAGGCGTCAAGTCTAGCCAGCAAATCCGGTTGAAGCCTGACGCCGACAAGCGTGCCTATACCGTCAGGTGCATGGGCGCCATTGCGAACAGCTTCGATGGCTTGCTCAATAGCAGCTAGGGCCTCGGTTTCAGTAACGTCAAACCATTCGCCCCCCGCTCTCGCGTAGGCAAGGAGACTGTGTGCCATCTTTTCTACGGCGCGGGCTGACAGTCGGTCTGGCAAAGCCGTAGAAACAAGGACGCGAAGCGGTATGCCGCGCTCGTTTTGTAGCGTCTCAGCGCGAGCGTGGGGCGCGCGCGAAATGCCAACTTTAATCGCTCGCTGCTCTTCGGTGCCAATCGCGTAGATGTGGATTGGGGTCATAGTCCAGTTTCCTTCCCGGCTGTAGTTAGTTCGGCGGTCGCCTTCTGGCGTAGCGCCATGCGAATCCATGCCGAAATGGACAGGCCAGATAGTTCGGCCGCCTTGGCGAAAGCGTCCTTTTCTTTCTGATTGACCCTGATCCGCAGGAATTCGGGTCGCCCTAAGCCTCTAATACCTTTCATGAGTGTGCCCACATGATACCGCCTTTCGCGGCATTGTGTAGCACCACTTGCGGGGCACAACAAGCCCACGCGGGAGAATGCCTTGAATGGCTGACAACGAAGACCTGCCCGCTCCAGAGACCGCCGATGGCTGGCTCGAAGAAATCGACCGCGCCCTTGAGCGGGAGAAGAAATGGCGTGAGCGTGGCGACAAGATCGTCAAACGCTATCGTGACGAGCGGACGGCCAAATCATCGACCAAGCAGGACTCCAAGGTCAATATCCTGTGGTCGAATACCGAAGTCCTGAAGGCCGCGCTCTATCCCTCGACCGCCAAGCCGGATGTACGCAGGCGCTTTCCCGACACGCCTGAGACGACGGTTCTATCCCGCACCGCCGCCGAAGTGGTTGAGCGCAGTCTGTCCTATGCCATTGATGTGGAGGATGTCGACGATCCGATTGAATCGGCAATCGAGGACGATCTGCTGCCCGGTCGTGGCGTGTGCTGGGTCAGCTACGAACCCTCGCTCGGAAAAGACGATTACGGCGTCGAGACCGTCAACGGGCAAAACCTATGCCTGGATTTTGTTTATTGGAAGGATTTCTGTCACGGCAAGTCTCGTGGCTGGAAGGGCGTTCCGTGGGTTGGTCGTCGTCACGGTATGCGGCCGGACAAGTTCAAGGAGAAGTTTCCGAACGCCAAGCCTGCCGTTCCCAATCGCGATTACAGCCTGACTGAAGGCAAGGGGCAAAGCGAACCCGACGATATCGAGGTCTGGGAAATTTGGTCGAAGGCCAGAAAGCAGCGGCTCTACGTCGCCCGAGGCTATCTCGATATTCTTGCCCCGACCGACGATCCCTATGGGCTGACCGGGTTTTTCCCGTGCCCCAAGCCGCTCTACTCAGTCACGACCACGGACGGGCTGATCCCCGAGCCTGAGTTCTGCCAGTACCAGGACCAAGCCGGCGAGCTTGACCGGATTTCAACTCGCATCACCCGCCTGACCGAGCAACTGAAATGGAAGGGCATATACGACTCGTCGATGGACGACAGCGAGAGCACGCTGCAAAACCTCGCCTCCGCCGATGATAACGAATTCCTGCCATACGCCAATTGGATGGCGCTCAAGGACAAGGGCGGTATTGAATCCGGCGTCGGCTTCTGGCCGATGGAGCGGATTATCGGCGTGCTCAAGGAATTGCATATCCAGCGCGCCCAGTTGATCCAGACCATATACGAAATCACCGGCATTTCCGACATTATTCGCGGTTCAAGCGATCCTAGGGAGACCAAGGGCGCGCAGCAACTAAAGGCCCAGTTCGGCTCGATGCGGATGCAGGCCCGCCAGAAGGAGGTCCAGAGGTTCATCCGCGACTGCTACCGGCTGATGGCGGAAATTATCGCCGAGCATTTCACGGTTGAAACGTTAGAGGGCATTACGGGCATGAGCCTGCCGGCTGAAAAGCCGATGCAGTTGCCGGCCACGGTGCCTCCGCCAATGCCGTCCATGCCTATGCCCGCACAAATGGGGCAGGCACCGCCGAACAGTCCCCCGATGGGGACCGGCGGTGGCGAGGGCGGGGCGATGAACCCCGCCCTTTCCGATTCAGCGCCGAACATGCCTGAAGTTGCGCCGACTCCTGCCATGCAGGCGGCTCCAAAGCCGTCATGGCCCGAGGTCATGGAAATCCTGAGATCTGACAGGCTTCGTTCGTACCGCATTGATATCGAGACCGACCAGACGGCGTTCCAGGATTCCGAAGAGGAGAAATCCAAGCGCATCGAGTTCATGACGGCGGTCAATGAAATGCTGGAGAAAGCCTACCTCGCCGCTACCAACGCGCCGACCATGCTGCCGCTGATCCGCGAGACCTTCATGTTTGCGATCAGATCGTTCAAGGCCGGTCGGACACTGGAGCAGGCAGCGGAGGATGCATTCGACCAGCTAATTCGCAATCCGCCACCAGCCAAACCCGATCCGAGAGCGGCTGAAGTCAAAGCCAAGATGGAGCAGGAGAGCGCGACATTTGAACTTAACCGTAAGGATAAGGCCGAGCGGCTGATGATGGATCAGGACGACATGGCCCAGCGGCGTGAAGCCGACCTGTCTCACGAGGCCCGCAAGCTGGACATGCAGGCGGCGGCGAAGCCTCTGGCTTTGCCGGCACCGGAGCCCGACCCGACGATGCCAAGCGAGCGTGAGAAATTCGATTTTGAGCGGTCATTGAAGGAACGCGAATTCAACCTGAAGCGCGCCGCACAGAACAAGCAGATCGCGACCGAAGCCGAGGGCGAAATGGGCCAGCCTAAGGAAATAGACGCCCAATCGCCTCTGGAAATGTTGATTGCCGGCGTTGCCCAGTTGGCCGGATCGATTGCCGACTCGAACCGGCAACTTGCCGAACAGATTGCGGCAGGACAGGCCCAGATCGCACAAGGGCAGGCGCAACAGTCGGAGCAATTTGCTCAACTGGCCCAGCTTATTGCCGCACCCCGTAACGTCGATCTGAAACGTGGCCGCGACGGCAAGGCAACCGGCGCAACTTCATCCATTTCGCTCAACTAGGACAATCCAATGGCTACCTATGTCAAATACGAGCACTTCATCGAGGCGCTGGTCAACGAGGAGGTGGATATGTTTGGAACCACCGATACGTTTAAGGCGGCGATCCATTCGGACGCACCGACTGTTGCCACCGATGATGAGCTGGCCGATCTGACCCAAATCACCGGCACCGGCTACACGGCTGGCGGAGACGATATCCAGAACGATTCGACCCGTACCGGCGACACGGTGACTATGACTGCCATTGATGTGGTGTGGACGGCTGGCGCGGCAGATTGGGATGAGGGCCGCTATGTGTCGATCCATGACGACACGTCCACGACCGACATTCTGATGAACTCATACGACTACGGCGCGGCGTTCACGGTCGGTAATGGCGAGACCTTCACGCTCAATTTTGGTGCCAGCCTTAACACCATCGTATAGGCCATTTCATGCAGCCGCATTCACTCCAGACGCTCACGCTCGAACCTCCGAAATCTCCGCCGAACGTGCTTGAGCGGCGCTTTGGCAAATACGTCAAGGGCGCTGTGCTGCCGGAAGCTCAAATCCCGTGTAGCCCAAGGCGCAAGGTCTCGGACTTCCCGGCGGGGTTTATTCCGGCCAGTCTTTACGAGCGCAATCTTGAGCAGAACCAGAAACTTGCCCCGTGCTGCCGACATCCTGAGAACCATGAGATCGAAGGGCGGAAATCCCACCCGGACGAGAAGGCGGTCGATATCTACATTTTTCACTGTGACGGCTGCGGTCGAAAGCACCGGGTATTCTGCGTCGGGATGGGCGATCCAAGACCTGAGTGGAAATAGGCTAGATGACCGCCAAATCCCGTGCCACGCTCAACAGCGACGCCGATACCAATTTAGCTGACAATTCGGCCGGGGATATTTCGGCTGCGGATGTGCGGGCAGCCGTCAAGGACTTGGCGGATAGCAACTTCAACCCATTGAGTGATGGCGTTCTTCCCATAGGGGCAGTTATTCCCTACGCCGCCGCGACTGCACCTTCGGGTTGGCTGCTGTGCTTCGGCCAGAACGTCTCGCGGACGACATACTCCGACTTGTTCGACGCGATCAGCACGGTTTTTGGTGTTGGTGACGGCTCGACCACCTTTGGGCTTCCCGACCTTCGCGGTCGTGGTGTGGCCGGTGAAGATGATATGGGCGGCACATCGGCCAACCGTCTGACGACACCGCTCAACGGCGACACGTTCGGGGCGGTAGGCGGTGCGGAAGGCGTCGCGCTGACAATTGCCAATCTGGCAGCACATACCCATGCGCCGTTGAATGGTGCGGATTTTATGGCTCGGGGCGGCACTGACAATCGACTCGATACCAATGCCGGGACTGATTGGACCGATGAAACCAACGAGACAACCGGGTCTACTGGCTCCGGCACCGCTCATGCCAACGTCCAGCCGACGATCATCCTCGCCTACATCATCTATACGGGAGTTGCGTGATGGCCGTGCAGATCACCCGCGCCATTGCCGACAAGCTCGGCTTCGACATTCAGAAGGCAGTCGATGACTTCGCCGCTGCCAAGGATGCACACCGCTTCACGGTGAACGTGCCGGCCCCGACCGCGCATCATCTGGTCGAGGAAATCTACTACAAAGGCGAAGGCTTAGAGGTCGTCGAGGAAGACCCGAGCAGCGGGGAGAAAGTGCCGCAGAACACTATCAGCGCCTTGCAGTCTCGGCTGAACGCAATCGAAGCGAAGAACGTCGAGTTGGAGGCGAGAAGCGCGACACTAGAAGCCGAAGTAGAGACCCTCAAAGCTGAACGCTCAGCCCGCAGCGTCGTGTGAGGCTAGATCGGCAGGCGGCTCGAACTCGATCATGATCGAGCCGTCCGGCATCATCTCAAGTTTTGCGTCTTCACCATAAAACGCATAGGCCGCCGCGATAATCAGCGCGCCGGTCTGTTCCGGCTGGTCCGGGTCATGAAAGCCGAGGCATAGGCGCATGGCAGCCATTCTACTCCATTCCGCCCATCCGGTGAATACCTGACATGGCCGGCGCTTTCTCCAATGCCTTTTCCAATGCGTTCGATATCGCGGTCGCGGAGCCAATCGAACTCGCGGCCGACGCCGGTTCCTATGCCCTAACCGGCACAGCGGCGGCTCTTGAACTAGACCGACAAGTCGTCGCCGGGACAGGCTCATATGCCCTGTCTGGAACCGACGCGACGCTCAGCGTTGGTAAGGCGGTCAGTGCGGAAGCCGGGTCGTACAGCCTTAGCGGCTCAGACGCGGTCATGCTTCATGTCAAGCATGTCATTGCCGAGGAAGGATCATACGCCCTAAGCGGCACGGACGCCGGGCTGAGTGTCGGCAAGTCGGTTATAGCTGAAGCTGGTTCCTACGCGCTGTCGGGCAGCGATGCGGCATTGGAACTCGACCGTCAGGTCATAGCCGACGCTGGTAGCTATGAGTTGTCCGGGCAGGATGCCGATCTGCTTCTCGGTCGGCAGATCGTGGCCGATGCGGGGTCTTACGCCCTGTCCGGTTCGGATGCCGAACTCACGCATGAAGTACCGGGCGCAATCGAGCTTGTTGCCGATGCGGGTTCGTATTTATTGAGCGGAGCACCCGCAGGACTATTGTGGACTCGCGTTGTTGTCGGTGGGGTTGGGACTTACGTGTTAACCGGCTTTGATGCCGGCCTGACGCTGACTGAACTATCAGAGCAAGTTCAAGATACCCACGACGGCGGCGCTCCGTGGGAATACGAATCCGCCGATGAAATCCGCAAACGCATCAGGCGCGCGGAAGAAGCGCAGGACAAATCGCGCCGCAAGCGCAAGGACGCCGAGCGGAAACTAGGCGACGAACTAGACCGTGCCTATCGCAAGCTGGTCCTGAACGAACCTGAGATAGCCGAGGAAGTCGTTGAAGCGGTGCGGTTGGTTGCGCCGGAAATCGGCTTTGAGTCGATGCCGAATATCGACTGGCGTGGGCTGGCCGATATGATCGACGCATCGCGTGCCATGCTTGCGGTGATCGAACGGGATCGTCTCGATGGGTTTGCGGAAGACGAGGACATAGAAATTCTATTGATGGCGATGTCATGAGCCGAAAAGCCTATCGCGAGAATTACGCGGAAATCGAGTGGAAGGAATTACCACTCGAATCGATACAAAAAACCAAAGGCCCTTCGGGGCCATTTTTCATGGCTGACATTCAGCCATTCGTTTCGCCGCTCGACTTCACGACGATTTCGTCGCGTTCGCAACTTCGCGAGCATGAGAAGCGCCACGGCGTCAGGCAATGCGGTGAATTGAAGTCGCATACCGATTTCGCGAAGGAGACCCAGCGCTGGCCGGACACTGCCTTCAACGAGAAGAATTTCGACCAAGCCTTCAGAAAGGCAGTCGAGAAAACGGGCCTATAGCCCACAACAGGAGAACATTTGATGCCTGATGTAGACGGCGCGAGCAGCCAGGAAACTGGCCCTGCCGCCGCAGACAGCGCCTTCGACAAAGCCTTCAACGCGGCTGTTGAAAGCAGTTCAATTGACGAAGACGTTTATCAGCCCGCAGCGGAAGCTACGGGAAAGCCGGTCGTATCCGATTCCATCGAACCTGCCGACAGCCCACCCGCTGACGGAAAGCCAACCACCAAGGCCGATAAGGCGCAGGAAACACCTGCCGTTGCGCCCGCCGATGGTGTGTCAGCTCCCGCCAACTGGGATGAAAAACGCCGTGCGGCATTTGATGCGCTGCCTACCCCTGAAGCCAAGCAAGTCATGCTTGATATGGCAAAGGGGATGGAGGCCGAATTCACGCGGAAGACGACGGAACATGCCGGGGATTTGAAACTAGCCAACGGCATTCGTTCGCTCATCACGGACCAGCACCGCGCGCAGATGCGTAGCGCCAACATGGATGAGGTACAGGGCGTCGCCCACCTTATCAAGTTGAACGACTACGCGACCCGCGATCCTGCCGGTTACATCAGATGGGTGATCGAACAGACCGGGGTAGGCCCCAACGACGTGTTCCCGAATCTCGCCGGAGCGGGAGGCGAGCCGAGCCAAGAGCAAGGCCAGCAACCCGATCCATACAATCAATTCTACGGACTCCTCCAGTCTTTGGGGAGCAAGGTAGAGAGCTTCGAGCAGAAGCAGGCGCAGACGGAACTTCGTCAGGCGTCACGGGCAATCGATACATTCCGCGCGGCCAAGAACGATGGTGGTGAATCCGTTCATCCCCATTTCGACAAGGTCGAGCAGGAAATGACCCGGCTTCTGATGACGCCACAGTATCAAGCCATCGAGGATTTCGGTGAACGGCTCAATCGGGCCTACGACACAGCGGTCTACATGGACCCTGATATCCGAAGTCAGAATGTCGAGAGCGAGGTACAGAAGCGTCTTCGTGAACAGCAAAAAACCGACGATGTCGCCAAGGCCAAACGTGCGCAGGCTCCGGTCAAATCGACTCCGACCGGCCCGGCAAAGACCAAGGCGACAACGATAGACGATGCTCTCAACAATGCTATGTCAATGACGGGAGTTGGTTCGTAGTCCATCTTGAAAGGACTAGGGATCAATGCCTATCCCTTCCTCAACCTACACGGAGTTGGTGACAACCACTCTGGATAATTATCGCGCCACGCTGGCCGATAACATTACCAACCACAATCCATTGCTGGAGCGTGTCAAGCGCAAGGGCAATGCCGAGCCGGTCGGCGGCGGCGTCAAGATTCTTGAGAATCTGATGTATGCGCAGAACTCTACCCTTAACAAACTTCTGCTCGCTGCTTGAGGTAGGCGAGGTAAAGCGAATAGTCTTCGTTCCAGAATTTTTTGCGGTTACAGGTTCGACATAGCGTTTGAGCATTCGATCTCTCGGTAGTTCCGCCGGCAAAGCGGGGCTTCTTATGATCGAGTTCAAGATTATGCGTCGATCCACATTTCTCGCACTTATCACCCTTCCATTCCTGCTTTTGCCAATTGGTGAACATGTTTCGTTCGCCACGCTTGCGTAGTTTTCGGCGGAACAGGTTGGCGCAGGCGCGAGAGCAGAACTTGGCAAGGCCGAGATTGACGCTCCAACTCAAGGCTTCGAATTTAGCCCTGCACTGGAGACATTCTCGTTCAATGCGCGGATGACGCCTTAGTGCGAAATGGCAATCCCGCGAACAGCAGTTGCCGAAGCCAAGTTTTTCGGAACTGGCGGTTCTGTAAAAATCCTTGCCGCAGTTTTCGCAGTTTACCGTTTTGCCTTTGTCGCGAAAGTGACGAGCCGCACATGTTCTTGAACATGTGATGGCTGGCCATTTGGCGACGTGGCTTGGCGGTTTGTAGAAATCAGTGCCGCATACAACGCACGTTCTGGACGGGCCTAATCGCTTTCTTCCCATGCCGAAAAGTATAGCAGAATCTAGGGGGTATTAAAATCTTTCCTGATTGACTTGGAAGCCCCAAGCGGGGGCGACAGGGCGGAAGCAGGGCTTAACAGCCTGGGCACCGTGAACGACTGAGCGGAAAGACCCCGAAAGGGGATGCGACAGTCTGCTCTCCCGTATAGCGCTTGAAAAACAAGCGGGAGAGGGCGATCCGAAGAGGTTGCCCCGCCATCGCAAGGTGGTCAGTAGCGGTTTCCCGAACCGTGAAAGTAACAGAATGCTTGTGGTACTCGGGGCTTGAGCTTCTGACCGTCGAGCAGTCGGACGTTCTGACTTCCGCTAATTTCGACTGGAAGGAACTGAACGTCAACGTCGTGATCTCGGGACTCGAAAAGGCCCAGAATTCTGGGACCAAAGAGTCCGTCCATAACCTCCTCAAGTCGAGGATCAAGGTGGCGGAAATCACGATGCAGAACGAGATCGCGGCGGCGCTGTTCTATAGCAACACCGAGAACTCAGGCAAAAGCATTGGCGGCCTCCAGCATCTCGTGGCTGACCTTCCGACCGCTTCGGCGACCATCGGCGGGATCAATCAGTCGACGCAGACTTGGTGGGCAAACCAATACTACGACTTCTCTGTCGTAGGCCCGACGCCTTCTGCCACGACCATCCAGGCGGCGATGAACCAGAACTACATCAATACCTCTCGGGGTAAAGACAAGATCGATATGTTCATCGGCGACTCGATCTACTTCAACTACTACCTCACGAGCTTGCAGACCAACCAACGCTTCATGTCCGAAAAGGAAGCCGGCGCTGGTTTCTCGGCTCTCAAGTTCTGGGGTGGCGCGGCGGATGTCTTTTACGACTCCAACGTACCCGCTTCGCACATGTACGGGCTGAACACCGACTACATCCACTATCGCCCGCACTCCGATTACAACTTCGTCACGCTTGACGACAAGGTTTCGGTCAATCAGGACGCGACCGTGGTGCCCATGTACTGGAAGGGCAACACGACCGTTTCCAACCGCAATCTTCAGTCGGTCATCTGTGCATAAGAGCGGAAAGGAGAAACGGAAATGGCTTTTCGCAACAAGACCTCATCTGTCCTCGCGCAAGCAATTGCCGATAACAGCACGACCCAGAAATATCCTCTGGGTTATATCATCCAGGCTACCGATCCCACTTGGGGAACCGGCGAGTTCATTTACCTGAAGGGCATCAACAGCACGATTGTTGGTTCCGTCGTGACGTACCATCTTTCGACGTTCACGACAGCACTAGCGACCAGTGTGGTTGGCGTCTCCAACCCGGTTGCGGTGGCAATGTCGGCCTCCGTTACCAATGAGTTCGGCTGGTATCAGATCAGCGGCATTGCCCAAATGGGCAAGGCGAATACGCTTTCGCTGGCGGTGACGTTGCCGCTGGCGGTTGCCTCCGGTCTGGTGATTGCCGCAGCGACGACCAATCGGCTTTCCGGTTGCGTTACCGCTGCCGTCGCGTCGGCAAGCACGCTTGTTATCACCGTGCCTTGCATGATCTCGCGCCCGACAACGGGTGGCGGCGAAGCATAATTGTAAACTGAATCACTCCAAGGGGCGGGCTAAACACCCGCCCCTTTTTCATGGAGCCTACATGCCTGTACCGCGCGATAGAGTGAGGCAACTGACCTATCAAAATCCTCATGCGACGGGGCCGCTGTTCATGCCTCTGCTCGTACGTTGCAATACTCCGGACGAAGAACTGATGGGTAATGTCCGGGTGAACTCGTCAAGAGAGGAATTGGAATGGCTTGCGGCTAAAGAACCGCATGAAGGGATTGCCGTCATGGTTGGCGGCGGGCCGTCCGTGGAAGACTTCCACATCGAAATTATGGAGATGGCAAACGATCTTGACGCTACCGTTTTTGCTATGAACGCCGCGTCGCAATATCTGAACGAACACGACATCAGGGTTGATTATCAGGTCATCGCGGACGCCAAGGAGGAAACGGCGACGCTGGTCGATCCCAAGGCTGGTGCCCACCTGTTTGCTTCTCAGGTGAATCCGGCAACCATGCGGTCTGTCGATCATCCAATTGTCTGGCATTTGGAAAACATTGATTCCGGCAACGTCGAAACCGCACTTGAACCAATCCGCATGAAGCGTGGCGGCTACGCGGTTATCGGAGGCGGGGCTTCAACCGGCAACGCAGCACTCTGCGTGGCGTATTGCATGGGCTTCCGCGATCTTCGCCTGTTCGGATACGACTCTTCCAATCGCGGGCAGAGATCACACGCTTACGAGCAGACGATGAACCGGATCATTCCGGTAACGGAAGTCGAGTGGGGTGGGAAGATTTACAGTTCGTCGGTGTCGATGAGATCGCAGGCCGAAAAGTTTCAGTTCACGGCGCGGGAATTGAAGGGGCATGGATGCAAGATCACCGTCTATGGCGAGGGTCTGTTGCAGGCGATGTACCTGACGCCGCCAGATCTCTTGTCCGAGCGCAACAAGTATCAGTTGATGTGGCAGTTCGACGGATACCGTAATTTCTCGCCGGGAGAGGATGTTGTTGACCTGTTTCTGGATGTCGCCGAGCCGGACGGACTAATCATCGATTTCGGCTGTGGCACAGGTCGGGCCGCCCTGACGTTGTACAACAAGGGCTACGACGTCATTCTTGTCGATTTTGCCGATAATTGCCGGGACGAAGAGGCCGAGGGGCTGACATTTGTCGAATGGGATTTGGTAAAGCCGATTTCGCTGCGTGCTCCATTTGGTTTCTGCACCGATGTCATGGAGCACATACCGCCAGCCGATGTCGACAAGGTTCTGACCAACATCATGGAAGCGGCGGAGACGGTGTTTTTCCAGATCGCGACAGTCGATGATGAATTTGGCGCGGTGATCGGCCATCGGCTGCACAACACAGTTCAGCCGCATGAATGGTGGGCTGAAAAAATCGTATCGCTCGGGTTTGATATCGAGTGGGAGAAAGTCGTGAAGCCGGGCGCGTCGGCTTTCCTGGTAGAGTGAGCAATTTTCGACTGCTGAATCCGGATTGCGTATTTATTCATATCCCCAAGACCGGCGGCACCTCTATTCGGCGCGGTGTCTGGGGCAGTCAGTACGTCGGCCCGATGTACGGTGAGATACCGGCAGAGTGGGATGGGCTATGGCGATTTGCATTTGTGCGCCATCCTCTCGAACGTCTCATGTCGGCGTGGGACATGGCTTGTCGAAAACAAGTTTATGGCCCGCCTGTAGCGCAGACCATTGAGGCGTTTCTGGCCGTCGTGATGGATGACGATATTCCGCACGATTATAAAAGTCCCATGCGTACAGAGGGCGAGCGAATTCGACATCATACGATCCCGCAGACGCATCCGTTCAACTGTCTTGAGGCGGCCGATTTCGTCGGTCGGTTTGAACACTTTCAACGGGATTATACGGTCGTAGCCAAGCGGATGGGAATAACCTCCCGCGATTTGCCGCACATGTATCCGGCCACGCAGCCCCGCCAATGGTCGGATGTTTTGTCAGGCGAATGCCTGCAACATTGTGTCGATTACTATCGTCGAGATTTTGAACAATTGGGTTACGAGTTGCCCGCAAATCACTAACGGAGCCTGATGATGACCGCTCTCAATCCAGTCACGCTGTTCTTTCCGTCGCCTGATGGAACTGTCGTCGGCCATGCTGACGGGGCCTACGTTCCGACGCTTGGCTACCGTGTCACCAAAGTTGAAGATGTCGAAACGGCGACCGGCGTTGACCTTTTCACGGTCACGGGAAATATCCTGCTGACGACATGGGTTGGCGAAGTCACCAATGCGCTGCACACAACCGTTACCGATTACAAGCTGCGGATAAAAACCATTGACATCGATCTTTGCGCGGCAACGAACCTGTCAAGCGCCGTCGTCGGATACAAATTTGCACTATCGGGCGATGCGACGAAAACAATCCTGACCGGCTCCGACTATGCGGTCTCTGTCGCCAAGGCAAATTCTATGAAGGGCCTTGGCCTCGCTTATCGCTTTATCGGTTCAATCGGCGGGACTTGCACCTTGCAGTCCAATCGCACGGCTGGGGCGGCAAGCGATTCCATCACGCATACGATTTGGTATTGGCCTCTCGAAGCAGATGCAATCGTCGTAGCGACCTAACAGGAGACACACCAATGACTGTTGCAGTGAATGTCTACAAGGGCCGGATTCTGATTGGCGCTGGAACGGCCACGGGCGGTTCCGACACAATCGCCTCCTATACCGAAGTCTATCCCGCTTACGGTGGCCGGAACGTCCAGGTGACGGTGACGGAAGAGGCGGCCAACACGATTGGCATGACGTTTTCTACCCGCGTCGTGACCGACGAAACCACATCACTTGTCCTCAAGGACGCATGTCCCTTCACCGATTAGGATAATCGCTATGAGCTTTCCTTTCATGCTGGCGGGGGATCACGTCACGATCTCGGCGGCCGGTTCTTCGCAATCCGATGCCGCTATTGCAGGTTCCGCCATCGTCTCGGTCAATGCCGTGGCGACCGGCGAAGGTGTCGTCCTGATGGCCAAGGGGCCTCGTGTCATCTCGATGGTCTCAAACGAAGATGCCACTGAGTCGCTTTACGTCTATCCGTGGGTTGGCGCTTCGATCAACGGCAATGCGGCCAACGCCCCGGTCGATCTTCCCGCCGGTCATGCTGCGATGTTCGTCGAGATCGACAACACGCACATTATCGGCATGTTCTAGAAGGAATGTTTCATGGCTGAAAAATGGTATCCCGCCGCACTGCCGGAAAAAGGCGTTGTCGGCTATTTCGAATATTTCGAGATCATCGACGCACCGGCATCGCTGGCGGCCGACGAGGAGCGTTATAAGAACGCGATTGTCTGCTACACGAAAGCCTCCGGTTCGTCCGATGTTTCCGCCGTCAAGGTCAAGGAAGGCAACCAGCGGGAACTCGTGAGGAGATTTCCCGAAGCATGGGCGGCCTTTCAGGGCGAGGAAGTCAATATCGACGGAACACCGCTGTCCGATCTGGGGATTCCCGATCAGCGCATAACCGAGTTTCAGTTGAACGGCGTTCTTTCGGTTGAACAATTGGCCGAACTATCCGACATTGCCTGCCAGAACATCGGGTTTGGAGTACGTCGGCAGAGGGGTGAGGCGCAGGACTATCTGAAGGACGGCAAGGCGGGGCTTGCGGCCAACAAAATAGCCAATGGCAGTGATCCGGTGAAGAAAAAGGGCGGTCGGCCCAAGGGCTCAAAGAACAAGCCTCACGTCGAGGCCGGGGCGACGGCGGCTTAATCCATGTCCCTCCTGACAATCGCACAGACCGTCCTTCGCGAGACTGGCAAGTGGCAGGTGCCGTCAACCATTGTCGGCAACAACGACCCGACCGCCGTGCAAATGCTGGTGCTTGCCAACCGGACGGGAAGGACGATTGCCCAGGATCATCGCTGGAGTTCACTGCTTGTCGACTACACCTTCAATACGGCGGTAAGCACGGTTGCCTATGAAGTGCCCGACGACTTCTCGCGCTTTGCCAGCCTGACCTTCTGGGACAACTCCAACGATACGCGGGTGAGAGGTCCGGTCAGCGCCGCCCAATGGCAATATCTCAATTCGTCCGGTCTGGGTGGCGCTTCCGTATTCGACAAGGCGTTTCGTATTGCCGGCGGCCAGTTCAGCATCTATCCGACGCCGACAGCCATCGAAGTCATTGCCTATCAATACTGGACGCGGAACTGGGTGACGGGCGACAAGGCGGCATTCGATGACGATGACGACACGACCCTGATCGATGAGGATTTGATTATCCTTGGCGTCAAGTGGCGGTGGCTACAGGCCAAGGGCGATGCGTTCGAGAATGAGAAACTGGAATTCATGCAACGCCTCGATTCGCTGAAGGGAGCGGACGGCGGGCGCGACATGCTGCGCTTTGGCCAGCAGCTTCTGATCGGCGACGAAGCCGGCAATCTTCCTGAGAGCGGATACGGTCTCTGATGCCGCGCATTTCTCAGCCGATACCAATTCCCAGTCCATATGGAGGCATTAACACCCGCGAGGGCATCGGCTCGCTTCAACCGCATGAAGCGCGTTCGCTCATCAACTGGGAGCCGTCCGGCAACTCATGCAAGCCGCGCCCCGGCCATGATTTTTATTCCGAGGATGGAGCCTCGGAGGAACCAGTTGAAACGCTGGCTTCGTTCAACGGGTTGGCCGGAGAAGCGCTGATCGGTGTTAATGGCGGCTCGATCTGGGATTTCTCCAATTCGGTAGCTGTAGAGCTTCTAGCGGCTGGGTTTACCGACAGCCGGTTTCAGACCGAGTGCTACAACAATCGCTTGTTTGGAGTGAACGGCACCGACACGCCGTGGGTTTACAATGGCACGACGGCCAGCACATCGACAGGATTTTCCGGGTCAGGTCTGACACTCAGCAATCTCACCAACATCGCCAAGGTTCGCAATCGTCTCTGGTTTACCGAAAAGAATTCCGCCGATGTCTGGTATGGCGGGCTCGGGCTGATCACCGGGGCGCTGACCAAATTCCAGTTGAGCCAGGTTGTCGGTGGCGGTGCCTGTATTGCCATAGGTGCGCATTCGCAAGACGCCGGAGACGGGCCTGACGATTATACGGCGTTCGTCATGTCGACGGGCGAGGTCGTGATCTATGCCGGCGATCCGTCGACGACGTTTTCCAAGGTCGGCAATTATTTCATGCCGCCGCCGGTTGGAAAGCGGTGTCTGGTCAATATCGGCGGGCCATTGGCGGTCCTGACCCATATGGGTCTTGTGCCGCTGCAAGCCGCTGTCACGGGCATTGCCTTTGATCAAATGGCGGTCGGGAATTTCGGCAAGGTGTCGCCGTCGATCAGGCGGGATGTCGACAGGTTCGCTAGTTTGCCGGGCTGGTTTGCAATTCAGCACGAGGGCCGGATCATCATCAATGTGCCGACTTCGACGGAATCGTCGAGGCAGTGGGTTTATAACGCGCTCACCGGCTCATGGCATGAATGGCACGGCATTTCGGCGGCCAGCATGGCAGTCGGGATTGACGATCTGCACGGACTTTACTTTGGTTCGTGGTCGGATGGGGTCGTCGACAAGATTGACGGGATTCTCGATCGGGGCGAACCGATCATGGTTGCCTCGCGCGGGGCATTCGCGGTTCTACCCGGCGGGGTTCTCCAGACCACGACCGGCATTCGTTTCGACATGGCGATTGAAGGAGCCATTTCAGGAAAGTTCGGCATCGATACCGACTATACCGAAACCGATCTCAGTTCCTATCCGACCCTCGACATTGCATCCTCGACCGCGTCCACCCCGTGGGGATCGCCGTGGGGTTCCGACTGGTCGGATTCGAGCAAGCATCCCGGCTTGTGGATGTCGGCCTATGCCGAAGGTCATTCGGTGGCTCTGGCAATGGAAGCCACCGTCAACGCAGTGAGCGAAGATTGGCTGGGCGCGCATCTCCTGACCCGCCAGACCGGCATCTGAAGATCGTCGGCGGGGAGAAGGAACGAGTCGGACTCTGGATGCTGGAACGGTTGCCGGAGATCACGGCGCTTCCAGGAGGCTATGAGGCAATCGGAGTAGAGCGCGCCGGTCGGTTGATCGGTGGCTGTCTGTTCACCGAATATGTTCCGTATAAGGGCGGCGGCACGATCACGATATGGGCGGCCGGTGAACGTGGCTGGGTATCGCGTCGCGTCATCCAGACCATGCTGGGATACCCGTTCAATCAATTGGGGTGTCATCGCATTACCGCGCTGGCGGCCAAGGACAACAAGCCGTCACGAAAACTTCTGGAAGATTTGGGCTTTCGCTTTGAGGGTGTCGCGCGACTTGGCTTCGGGCCGCGTCGTCATGCCTGCATTTACGGACTTTTGAAAATCGAACAAGGCTGGGTTTAACATGGGCAAGTCTACACCGTCTCCGCCTGATCCGTTTGAGACGGCACAGGCTCAATCCGGGGCCAACAAGGAAGCGATTCAGGAGTCGGCGAAAGTCAGCGCCGTCGATCAATTCGCCCCGTGGGGATCGTCAACTTTTGGGCGAGACGAAGCCGGCGTGCCGACAAAGCAGACAATCGCGCTCGGACCAGCCGAACAGCAATTCTACGATCAGTCGAATTCGATCAAGAATGCACTGGCTGGGAAGGCCGGCGGGTTTCTCGATTATCTCCCGAATGAACAATTCACCGGACCGGATCAGGGTGCCGGGGATGCGGTTTCCAAGGCACTGTACGACCGCAATCTTGCCCGGATCAATCCGCAGCTCGAAGAAGCGCGCAAGGGCATCGAACTCAATCTCTCAGAGCGCGGCATTCCGATAGGTTCGGAAATCCAGCAAAACGAAATGAACCGCTTCGACAGGACGCGTAATGATGCACTGACCGGACTGGCTCAGGATGCGACGCTGGCCGGTGGACAGGAATACGACCGTCAACTTGCCAATGCGTTGACCATCAGGGCGCAGCCGTTCAACGAGATTTCCGCCTTCCTGCAAGGCGCGCCGGCAATGAACCAACCACAATTCCAGGGTACGCCGGCATTCCAGCAGGCGGCTCCGGATATCGCCGGGCTGATCAACTCGAATTATCAGAACCAGTTGGCGGCATCGAACTCGCGCAATTCGGCATTGTCGAGCGGCCTGTTCGGGCTTGGTTCGGCGGCTATCGGTCTGTCGGATCGTCGCATGAAAATGAATGTTCGCCGGATTGGTCAACTCGACAACGGCCTTCCGGTTTACGGATTTAGATACATCGACGGCATCGGGCCTTATCAGATTGGCGTCATGGCGCAGGAAGTCGAGGATATCGTACCGGAAGCGGTCATCAAGATCGGCAAGGACAAGATTCGCATGGTCAATTACGAGAAACTTGCCAAGGCGATCCGGCCTGAAACGACGGAAATAGAAGTTGCCTGATTTTCAGCTTCGCCCGTTCAATGCTGGTGAATTTGTCGATAACGGTGATGGTACTCGTAGCACTGAACGTTCACGAACATTTCAAGATGCATCCGGCAGATGGGTCAACGCACCGTCACTTTGGATGGGGTCAAACGGTCCAGTTGATCTTGGTTATATGAGTGACGATCAAATCGCAAAAGTAACCGAGATGTTTGAACAACAAGCCGGCAATAGATTTCGTCGATTTGACGATATGCAAAGTGCTGAAACCGCCGCGCGGCGTCGTAGTGATGCTGGCGGGGCCGGATCATCTGAAAGTCGATTTGAAAAGGCAAAAGGAATGGCGATTACAGACTCCCAGCGCCTCATGGCGCGGAAGGTGTTGTCCAACACCAAGGGACGTGTTCTCAGGCGCGGCTCACGCGGGGTATCCGTCAGGGCGCTGCAAGCCTTCCTGTCTGACCAGGGCTTCGATGTCGGCAAACTGGACGGCATCTTCGGCAAGCAGACCCAGAAGGCCCTGAAGGACTTCCAGAGGTCAAACAAACTGGCGGTCGACGGTCGCGCCGGGGACCAGACATTCGGCAAGGTGCGGGATTTGATGCCAGAGCCGGTCGAGGCGGTCGCTTCGCTCGATATGGCCGGCGCCGACGCTCTGGAACTGCCTACACCTCCGCCTATCGATATGCCGGTTGAGGCCCCGGCAGGCCAGTTTGCGGAAATGCCATCTGATCCTGGTCTGGCTGGAGCGGAAATGGCCCCGCCGGTCGATCCAATGATGGCTGGTTCCGAAATGGCCCAAAAGCCGTTCGGGGATGAGATGTTTTCGCCGGCCCCGCCAAATTTGCCCGAGCAATACGCCCAGCCGGAACGGTCGAACGATCTGGCAAGCGGGATAGACACAATCCGTTCAACCATGACCGGCCAGCCTTACGAGAACGTCGCCGCCGGTCGGCGCATGAATACCCCGGAACAATGGCAGGCAAGGCCCGGAGACGGCCTAGATGGGCTCAGGGCGGCATTGCTTGGCAAGGTTGACCAAATGCAGCAGCCGGCCGCCGTAGGGGCTGGAATGTCGCCTAATGACGCGGCCATGAATGAGATGCTGAAAGCCCTGCTGGCGCGCTAGTAAGGTGGGTGGTCGCCGGCCCAGCCGAAACAATGCCCCTTTTCGTGGATGAGCATGGCTTTGGTCAGTTCAGGTGAGAGATTGTTGGCGATGAGAATCCGGCAGTTGCCGGGTCTTACCCATGCGCAGGCAATGTCCTCGAATTTGCCGGCGGCTTCCGAGCAGATGCGGGTGACTTGCGGTTGAGGGCCATATTCGATGTCGATCTTGACCATGCTGGCGAAGGGCGGGTCGATGTATTTGGTCGGAGGCCGGATAACATCACCGTATCCGCCACCTGGGGTTATGTAGCTGTTGGGCGATAGGTTTTCGGCTCCGGCAAGCGTCGGGTAGAGCAGAAAAGCTAAGGCCAATATCCAGCGCATAGCCTAAATCTATTCATTTCTTTGGGACAATTCAATGGCGGTTGAGATTGGCTATACCTATGGCAATGTCGGCGACAGGAAGTCCGGCAAGTCTCGCTATGGGGCAGTTGCTCCTAAAACCCGCTCTCTTCTGGATAGGGCAACGGAATTAGCCAATCAGTCTCTACTTTCCGGCAAGCGAATTGGCCGTATTGAGGTCTTTTCAGGTGGCCAGCCAGCTGGTCAGAAAGTCCTGGGAACCAAGGTCAGGAAGGCGATTGTTCCGGGGGTTGGCGGTGGATTTGGCAGTCCGCGCCATGATTTCGGAGGGGCCGCCGATGTCCACGTTTACGATCAGAACGGCAATCGGGTCGATTATTCGACCACTGCCGGCAAGAACATTTTCAATGCCTTAGCCCGTTCGGCCGCTCAGGTCGGGGCAACCGGGATCGGCTTCGGCACCGGCTATATGGGCAATGCGACGATCCATATCGGGTTCGGTGGACAGGCGACCTGGGGCGGAATGCCCTCCGATATGAAAAGGGCGGTTCAATTTGGTTGGGATAATCGGCTTCCCGACGCGATCTCATGGAATCCACGGGACGAAGCGGCAGCGCAGATTAGCCGTCTTGGCTATGTCGACGCCCAAGGCAAGCCGGATGTAGCGGCGTTCCAAAGGGCGGTCGGCGCTCCGGTCGATGGCGTTCTTGGTCCCGTGACCATGACGCACGCATGGACCGCCAGTGTAGATGCTACCGGCAAGCAGGTTGTTTCGCTTGCCAAGGCGATTTCACCGGGAACCAACGATCCACTGCCGTCCTATGCCGATGCCAAGACGGCGCGAGAAGCCGCATTGGCCGGGACTATAGTGGGTAATAACCCATCCGTTAACATCGCTGTTTCTGAACTGACGGGCCAACCCCGCACGTCATCCCTGTTCGGCGGGAATCCGTTCGATATAGCCAAGGCACCATCGCCGGGACTTATCGGGAGGCGGCCCGATTTCGATTCCGTAGTTGGTCCGGCCAATGCGCCCGTGCAGATGGCGGAAGCCCTGCGTCGTCCGGCAGTCGATACAACCGGCATTAATCTCTATCGCCCGAATACTTCTCCGCGTCCGGTAGCAGCGCAGCCAATGGCGGCTTCCTCCCCGTCACGCGCTCCCGGCGCGGTACTACAAAGGGCGGTTGCCGATGCTGCCGCCAGACGGGCTTCAAGTCCGGCGCGCGGCGCACAAGCAGCGTCCGGCTTGCAGAGTTACGCACCAAAGGCGGCGCTGAAAACAGCAACACTGGCAGCGGCGGCCAGACATGCCGCAAGCCCATCTAGAGGCGCACAGGCGGCCTCTGGCCTACAAGGATTCAAAACAGCACCCACGGCGACAGTCACGCCGCGCCCACAGGCACCGTCGGCACAATATAAGCCCAGCCCCGCACAGGCCGCGCGAGCCGCTTCAAGCCTCGGTGTCACGCCAAGCCCGGCGATGGGCGCACGGGGCGCGTCCGAACTGCAAGGTTACACGCCGTCAATCGGTTCAGTATCGCTCGATGATTCGGTTCTTGCGGCCTCAATGACGCCGACCAATGTGCCCTTGACCGGGACCGTTCCCGCCGTCGCGCCAATGCCGGTGCCGGCACAAATGCCGCAAGTCCTGCCGCCGCTGCCTCCGGCGCTCACGGTGACAAAGCCGACCGTGTTCAATCCATATGCGGCTCCGGTTCCGATGGGCGGCGTTCACGCCCTCGCCCAGAGACAGAATTTGTCTAACATCAAGACCGGCACGGCTCCGGTGTCCGGCATCAACTACGCCACCGGCACGACCAAGGGCGGCGACAATGTGCTGACCTACACGAACTCCAAGGGCAAGACGATCACGACGCCTGCTTCCGGCGGTTCAAGGCGCGGCCATCTGAAAAAGATAACACGAATTTCACGCTCCACGGGCGGTACGGTTTTCTAGGAATCAGCGAACATGGCACTCAACCCCTATCGCCCACAGCAGCCGGTCAATGCCTTTGCCGTTGCCCCGCAGGGACAGCCCAAAAAGGCCCTGCCGCTGTTCAATCAGAATCCGCCCAAGTCGGACGCGCTCGCCAATGCATTGATGCAATCGGCCTATGCCAGCCAGCCCCAGTCGCCCTTCGATGCGGTTGGCAAGCTCGCCATGCTTTGGTCAGGCAAGCGTCAGAAAGATCGTTACCTCGAAGGCCAGGAGGCCAAGGAACGCGCCCCGTTCGATGCATTGAGGGAAGCGCTACAAGGCGGCGGTGACATTGAGGCGGCCCTTCTCGCCAGCGAAGACCCGAGCCTGTTCACGATGGGGCTGGAGAAGAGAATGACGCCGGCTGAGCGTTGGGAGGATACCGACATCAACGGAATGCCGGGGCAGCGCAATTCCGTCAGCGGAAAGTTTGATCCGTTCCCCGTCGTAAAACCTGACGTGTTGTCGCCAGAGGCAGAGGCACAGAAACTCCGTCTTGCCAGAGCCGGCAGCACAAACGTCAATGTCGGGGCTGGCGAGAAGGCATGGGACACGGAAAGCGCCAAACTATTTGCTAAGCGGTATGACGATATCGCGACACAGGCACAGTCGGCCAATGAAATGCTGGGTCTTTACGACGTGGCGTCGATGGCCCTCAATTCCGGCCTCCGCACTGGTACGCTCGGCAGCGAAGAACAAGCGATCCGCCGCCTTGGTCAGATAATCGGAGTCGGTGATGCGGACACGGTGGCAGCTGGTGAACTCCTCACCTCCATCCAGAATCGCATGGCGCTGATGATGCGTTCGCCGGATTCCGGTATGGGTATGCCCGGTGCGGTTTCGGATCGCGACCTCATCTTTCTCAAGGACGCCCAAATTGGCCTAGACCGTTCGGAAGAAGGCAACCGCCTTATGCTCGATGCGTTCCGTCGCCTTGAGCAACGCAAGATTGAAATTGCCCAGCTTGCCGATGAATATGTTCGAAACAACCATCAGCTTGATTCAGGGTTTTATGCCGAAGTGCGGCAATATGCCGAAGCCAATCCGCTGTTTGATGATGTCGCGGCGTCAGGCGGTGCCAACGGTGCTAGTGGCGCTCTAACGCCGGAACAGGAAGCTCAGGCGCAGGCCGCTGGTTATGTGCGCGGCCCGGACGGACTTTGGAGAAGGGCGCAATAGATGGCCGAAACGCTGACTGACGCCCAACTCAAGCAGGCGCTTGCCGGTGGCGTCGGTGTTCAGCCGCGCGGCCCGCTGACATGGGGCCAAGTTCCAGGTGAAGCACTCAGGAATACTCCGCAGAGCGCGGCGAATTTCGCCACCAACATGGCCCATCCGTTTCTTCATCCGATAGAAACAGCGGAAACCTTTTACGATCTCGGTCGGGGGTTGCTCGCCAAGGCGGGAATGCTCGATGCTCCGGACGCCGAAGAAAAGGTCAATGCGGTCGGTCAGTTCTTTGCCGAACGCTACGGCAGCATGGAGGGCCTGAAACAAACCCTAGCCACTGATCCTGTCGGGGTTCTGGCCGACGCCTCGGTCGTTCTCGGCGGCACTGGTCTTGCTGTGAGAGGGCCGGGCCTTGTTGGCAAGGCTGGCGAGGTCATGCGGTCTGCCGGTGCTGCCGTTGATCCGGTCAAGGCGGTCGGCAAGGTAGCGTCAACGGTTGGCGGAAAAGTTATCGCTCCCATTCTGGGGACGACCACGGGAGTCGGTGCAAGGCCCATTCAAGAGGCTGGGAAGGCCGGATTGACTGGCAATCGGAAATTCGTCGAACACATGCGCGGGAAGGGCGATATCAACGAACCAATCGATCTTGCCAAGCGTGGGGTGAGCGAACTGCGTCAGCGCCGGAGCGATGCTTACAAATCAGGTCAGGCCGGATACATCAATGATCCGACCCATCTCAACGCAGAACCGATTGGTAAGGCGCTTCATGATGCAGCCAAGAAGATTTCCCCACACGGCGTACCTAAGAGCGACGCGGCGGCAAAGACGCTTCAGCAGATTTCCGACAAACTCGACGAGTACCTGCATCTTCCGCCGACCGTAGATGTTCTTGACGATATCAAGCAGGCGATTGGTGAAATCCGCCAGAAAACCGAATTTGGAACGTTGGAACGTGTCGTTGCGGACGACATCTACAACGCCACGAAAGACGTTATCGTCAAGCAGGCTCCGCAATATGCCGACACGATGAAAGTCTATAGCGAGGCGTCGGATAATCTCACCAACATGACAAAGACGCTTTCTCTCGGAGAGAAGGCGACCAAGGACACCGCGCTTCGTAAACTTCAGTCGACGATGCGCGATAACGTCAACACCAATTATGGTCAGCGCACGAAACTTGCCGATGAACTGGCGGCGCTCGAACCGGATTTGATGCCGGCGCTGGCTGGACAATCCCTTAGTTCGGTCGCACCGCGTGGCATCCAACGGGCGCTTGCCGGGGCAGGCGTGGTTGGCGGTGGCGGCGCGGCGGCCGCCGGAATGCTCAACCCGTGGGCGCTGGCGGCAATACCCCTTGCCTCGCCACGCGTGGTCGGTGAGGCGGCTTATCTGACAGGCGCGGCCGGACGGAAAATTGGCAATGCTGTTTCCAAGGGCTCAGGCCCGGCGCAACAGCTCGGTCGACTTGCCATCAATGACGTACCGGCATTGGGGGCAAGTCTTGAATCGCCCCCTGAAAGCCTGTCCGATAGGGACATGCGCGAACTGCTCAAGGAACTGTCGCGCTAATAAAAGTTAAAATTAACAATCCAGCCAAGGCGGTCCAGACGGGCCGCCTTTTCTGTTTCTGGAGCCGTCGAATGCCTTTCACTGGAACAGCACCCAATAAGACGTTCAGTCGCGATACCGGCCAATTTTCCGGCTCGACCGCATGGGCACAGACCGACGCGGCTGGGCGGGGAATTGAATCTTCGGATCACGATACCCATGACCAGGATCAGGCGGCGGCAATCAACACGTCTCTCCAGAAGGACGGGTCCAACAAGCCAACGGCCGACATCGACTGGGGCGGACAGAAAATCACCAACCTTGGCGATCCGACATCGGCTCAGGACGCCGCGACCAAAGCCTATACGGATTCGGTTGCGGTTGGCTTTACCAATATCGAGGTCAGGGCGGCGAGCACTGCCAACGTTACACTTGCAAGTGCTGTCGATGATGGATCGTCGTTTGACGATCTGACGCTTGCGACTGGAGATCGGATTCTCCTCAAGGATCAGTCGGACGCCAGCGAGAATGGTTTGTGGATCGTCGCCGCCTCTGGCGCGCCATCCCGGCCGACTGACGGCGATGCCTATGACGAATATGTAGGTATGATCGTCAACATTTCGGTTGGCACTGCGAATGCTAATACGGCTTGGCGCTGCACCAACAATGCCGGCGGCACGCTGGAAACCGACGATCTTGATTTTGCGCCGTTCGGGTCAGCTATTTCGCTGCCGCTTTCTGTTGGAAACGGCGGCGGTGGCGGCAACACGGCAGCAGATAGTTTCAACAATCTCAAACAAGCAGCAACGAGCGGCGCGTCCGGCGTTGTGGAGCTTTCGACGAATGCCGAGGCGATTGCCGGCACCGATACGTCACGTGCTATAACGCCGGCCAATGCGTCCGCCGTGGCACAAACGGTTGTTGCCCTTTCGGATGGTGCAACACCGGCTCTCGACGCTTCTCTCGGTAATGTCTTTTCCCTGACGGCGGCCGGCAATCGGACAATTGGAATTCCGACCAATCCTGTCGCCGGTAAGAAGATCGTCATTATGCACCTTGCATCCGGTGGAGCCAGAACCCTGTCGCTTAATTCCGGTACAGGCGGGTTTCGTTTCGGCGAGGATATCGCGTCTCTCAGTTCAACCACCAGCGGCAAGACCGACTATATCGGCGCGATCTACAATGCGACCGCCAACAAGTGGGATGTCGTCGCCGTGTCGAAGGGTTACTGAGCGTGATCGGTCATTTGGACTTCTCACGTCAGGCTCCGGCCATCCTGGTTCCGGAGCCGGCGCGATGGCTGCGCGAGGCTGGAATC